TTTTTCAAATCTGTCCAACCTATATTTTTAAAGTTTTGTAAAACTTTCCATCTCTTAATAAAATGAGAGGGGTCTTTATTTAATCCGACATCTCCTTCTGGTAAACTTAATATATTACCAGATACCGTACTCAGATTACTTATATTACACTTATTTTTAACCAAATAGCTAACTATAATATCATCTCCACGCTCAGGATACCCTATTTTAATTAAGTCAGATTTTACTGCATCAAGAGCTGTTTGTTTTATTAATACAGCTGATCCTACTAAAAAATCTACAGTAGCATCTGTGCACCAGTGATCCACAAGATCTGCATAACATAAAGCTTTAGATACACCAGACTTACCATATATACCGACCATAGGTTCATTTTTTTTATACATACGTTTTATAGTATCAATAGAAGGTAATAAATCATCATCTAGTACAAGTTTATAAGGTTCGTCATATTCATAACAGCGTATCCAACGCTCCATACATTTATAATTAGTGTCATTATTAATTACATCTATATTAGTTCCCATAACAGGAAAAGGATCAGAAGGATTATTATTTATAACAGTTATTGGAAATTTATTTTTATAAGCTGCTATTATTTTATTTACATTAGCAGGTCTTTTATAGTTTAGAACCATAATTCTAAGCATAAATAGACACGCCATTCATCTTATGATGAGTATATATTCCATATCTAACAGCATCGCAAGGGTGTGAGGCCCAGTTGTGTATTGGTTTAGGTATATCAGTATTTTGATTCCAAGAATATGCAGACATAGCTGCGTAAGTATGGGTAGCTCCTTCAGTATCAAAATGTAGTTTATCATTTTCTATAAGTGATTGTATAAAGCTGATACCGTCATTTACAGATTTAATAGCATTTTCACAGTAAATATCAAAATCATAAGCAAAGTCAGCTTTTACTTGTTGAGCTGCAGAGTCTATGTATATACTCTCTATACCCCATTGACTTATCTTTTCTGTAATAACAGCAGCTAGCTCTGAAGTAGTAGACTCTTTTGATATATACTCATCAAGTATGTAGTACTTATCATCAGAACAACCTATAACTACGAATACATTTTCGTCTCTATAGCCTACATCTAGTCCAGCAATTACTTCAGAATAGCTTTGGTCAGCGCAATCTATTACATGTTTTTCTTCGTTAATAGCATCAAATATTTGTGACTCTGTAGTAGTCCACTCACATTCATACTCTTGTAAGTATAGAGCTTTAGTCATAGCTTTACGAGCTTCTTCTACGTCTTTTTCAGATAATAGAGGGTTAGCTCTCCAACTAAATTTAGCTGATCCCCAGTCTTCAAACTCAGGGTCATCTCCACGTAAAAAGTAATCGTATAGGTAGTTACCTTTACCACGCGGTGTAGAAATCCATAAACACCTAGAGTCTTTAAAAGTAGATAATGAAGGACGAAGATCACGAGTAAAGTATTCATCATTAGGTATAATTGCAGCCTCATCCACAATTAGTAGATTAGCAGCACGTCCAACTAGCGAATCACGGTTATTAGCGGATAACAGTCTAAAAATAGATCCGTTTATAAGTTTGACTACTTTATCTTTTTGATTGAATTTTTCAACTTCAATATCCATCTGCCTAATTAGGTCAGTAACATAGTCCCAGATAATTGACGATAGAGAAAAGTTAGGAGCTACAACCATTACTTGTTGCCCAGGCTCTAACAGTTTAGCAAAAGCTAGTATGGCGGCTCCATAAGATTTACCAGTACGACGACCAGCTATGTGTACAAAGAAACGATTCTCATTAAGACCATCAATCATAGCTTGTTGAGACTCATTAAACTCTACCGGTCTTGGAAGTTTTTCTAGTAACTTATCAATTGGTAGTCTGAAATAACTCATTTTGTAAATAAATCAGATATCATTAAAAAGTAACCAGTTATACCAGCTACCGCCCCGCCTATCCACAATAAAGTGGTAATAGAGGTCTTTCCTTGAGTAGCTAGTTGTTGTAAATTAGCTATAGCAGCATGAAGCTCAGTCATATTATGTGACATATCATCTAAACTTTGAGAAATATGTTTATAACGCTCTTCACACACAGCTTCGTGTGAAGAGATGTCAGTTCTATTATTAGTAGTTCTCTCATGCAGTCGATCAAGTTCTGAACGAATTTGATCTAGTTCTCTTGTATCCACCATAGCATTATGTCTTAATGATGAAGTTAGTCACTTCATAAGGTAATGAAATTGTAGTTGTGTGGTCTGCAACAGTTAACGCAGGAATAGTTAGGGCAGGAACTGTATGAGTATGCCCAGCAACAGTCAGTGAAGGGATAGTAAGAGCAGGTACAGAGTGCGTATGCGAGTTAGTAGACATGGTAGGTATTGTTAGTGCTGGAATAGATAGTCCAGGGACCGTAAGTGCTGGGATAGATAGTCCAGGTACCGTAAGTGCAGGCACGGAGTGCGTATGGGAGTTAGTAGACATGGTAGGTATTGTCAGTGCTGGAATAGATAGTCCAGGAACAGCGTGCGTATGCCCATTAACAGTAAGTATGGGTATAGATAGAGCAGGAACAGATAGTCCAGGAACAGATAGTCCAGGAACAGCTA